TTGTTTTTATTCTATATCTCATTGTAACGTAACAAAGGGTTACATATAAGTTTTGGTAACAAAACGATACTTTTTTTATGAAAATGTGTTGACAATGTAACGAATCGATACTATTATCTAAGTAACGAAACGTTACATTTTCTGATTAAGGGGGTGAAAAATGATGAGAAAATGGCTTAAGAAAAACCGCTTAGAAAAAGGGTTTACTCAAGAAGAAGTTGCCAAAGCTGCACAGATTGGTAGAGCATACTACACCATGATAGAAAATGGTACTAGGAAGCCTAGTGTTATTGTCTCAAAAAAAATAGGAGAGAAATTAGGCTTTGACTGGACTATTTTTTTTGAGGATGTATGTAACGAAACGAAACATAATTCTAAGGATTCAGCATGATTAGAATTCACAAAGGAGGCCTTTTAATTATGAAAGTCATCTTGAAAAAAGGACCACTGTTTGAACAGGCAGAGGCCAAAGCCTACAAATACCTCAGTGGCATACTTGTTCAGCGTATGAATGAACACCAAGAGAAGCTTGCGCAAAAAAATAAAAAGGAATCAGCCTAAGTCATTTATAAACAGCATGGTCTTTCAACTTCAATTTTAAAACTAAAAACCTAATATAACAGGAGGCAAACATATGGAGAACAACCCATACAACATGCGGAATTTACCGCAGATTATGCGTAGTGCCCGTAAGGCTGCAGGTCTTTCCCAATACCAAATCGGAAAGTTAATCGGAGGTAAGGATCAAAGGTATGTTTCAGATGTTGAAAATGGACTTGCCAAGCTTACTCCAGAGTTATGTATCAAGTGGTTTGAGAAGTGCGATGCCTATGAACATATTGATCTTGTTCATTACTTATTTAAACTTCATCCCACAGCCGCTGCTCCTATTGATCCGGCACTCAATGAATGTGCAAGTAATGCGGTGATTAATATGGTTCACCAATTGGAGGAAGCATTACAAGCAACCAAACATTTAGCCCGTTGGCTTACTGATAATAGACCAGGTAAAACTGAAGAGCTGCCGATGGCTGATATTAAGCAGATTTTTGATTTGATTGCGGCTAACAAAACATTGATTTATTCACTTGTTCGTACTCACGGGTTGAAAATGCAGGAGCTTGCAGATAGGTGGACGCGGAAAGCTCTAGTTGATCAAGTTGCTATGGCAAAACAAGAAGGAAGGCAGGCGGTTTCAGTATGAATACTAATCATTTCTTGAAGTCAGATGTTCCTATCGCAAAAAGAAAAATCGAATCAGCAGAAGAGCTATCAATCATGCTGTCAGAGGCTTTACGTGATGGTGATTATGAAGAAGCGATTAGTCTCGCTGGAAGCATCAAGGTTCTTACTGAGGATATTAGCCGGCTTGCAAACAAAGGACGTCTTTATGAAACGGCATTGAAAATGCAACAGCAAGGTATCAACTTAACTGTAGTGAGCAGGTGTATAGGATGATGGTTCATTTTGTTCATAAACCGGCAACTGCTCTGGAAGTTCGTAAATGGTGTGCGATGATTCGTAACAATAGTGAATTCCATCTGTTATGGGATAGACGTGCAGACAAATTCAGAGAGGAGAATAAGAATGGTCGAAAATCCAATGGTCATAAACAACTGGCACGATAAGCTGACTGAAACGGATGTGCAAATAGATTTTTACGGTGATGAAGTAACACCAGTTGATGATTATGTAATTGATGGCGGCGAAATCATTCTGAGAGAGAACTTGGAAAGATATTTAAGGGAGCAACTTGGTTTTGAATTTAAAAATGCGCAATAAAAAAGCCCACTCGGCAAAGTGGACTTCTTTAAAGGCTATCTAAAAAACTCATGTGCAAATATTTTATCAGATAGCCTCAATAAAAACAATGGGGGTTAGGGTTATGACAAGAAGAGCTGAGGTTCTTGCTAAGACTTCTGAAATGAGCCGTGATGAATGGCTTATTGAAAGAAGAAAAGGGATTGGCGGCTCAGATGCATCCATTATCTTGGGGTTAAACAAGTGGAAGACACCTTTTGAATTATGGTTAGACAAAACAGGACAGGTCCCTGTTAGTGAATCGCAAAGTGAAGCTGCTTACTTTGGATCATTGCTTGAAGACATTGTTGCAAAAGAATTTGAGATTCGTAGTGGCAAGAAGGTTAGACGTAAAAAAGCAATACTTAGACATCCAGAACATGATTTCATTTTGGCTAATGTAGACCGAATGATCGTTGGTGAAAAAGCGATCCTTGAATGTAAAACAACCTCTGCTTACAACTTAAAAGAATGGGAGGACGAAGAAATCCCCGAGAGCTATATCGTTCAGGTCCAGCATTACCTGGGTGTACTTGGACCTGAATATCAGAAGGCTTACTTTGCTGTGCTGATTGGCGGAAACAAGTTTGTTTGGAAAGAGATTGAGAGAGACGACGAGTTAATTGACATGATCTTTGAAGCAGAGATTGAGTTCTGGAATGAAAAGGTCTTAGGTGGACAAGCTCCTGCTTTAGATGGGTCAAGTGCTGCGGAGGAATACCTCAAAAAGCGATATGCCGAAACGGAAAATAACAAAGCTATTGATTTAACTGCGACTAATCGAGAACGTATTCAACAATATTTGCATCTTAAAGAACAGCTCTCAGAGCTTCAAAGTCAGGCAAAAGAATTAGAAAACCAGATCAAACATGAAATGAAGGATGCAGAGTATGGGTTTATCGGCAACTATCAAGCTTATTGGAAGCCTGTTGTCTCAAATCGAGTTGACACGAAAAAGCTGAAAGAGCAGTTTCCGGATATTTACGAGGAGGTCAAAAAGGAAACTCATTTCAGACGTTTTAGAATCAAGGAGGTTAGCTGATTATGGCTACTAATCAATCAATTAAAAACAACATCCAAAAGAAACAAAAAAGCGCACCTGTGCAACAGCAAGGAGCAACCATGAAGGGTTTACTTTCCTCCCCATCCGTTATTAAGCGATTTGAGGAAGTATTAGGGAAGAGGGCTACACAGTTTACTGCCTCTATCTTAAGCCTATATAACAGCGAGCAGATGCTGCAGAAAACAGATCCTATGAGTGTCATATCCTCAGCAATGGTGGCAGCTACACTCGATCTGCCTATAGATAAAAACTTAGGATATGCCTGGATTGTTCCTTATGGAGGTAAGGCTCAATTCCAGCTTGGGTACAAAGGATATATCCAGCTTGCCTTACGAACAGGCCAATATAAGTCCATCAATTGCATACCGATTCATGAAGGAGAATTGCAGAAGTGGAATCCATTGACTGAGGAGATCGAGATTGATTTTGAAAAACGAGAATCAGACGCGGTAAGTGGTTATGCAGCTTATTTTGAGTTGATAAATGGCTTCCGAAAAACAGTGTACTGGACAAAGGCACAAGTAGAGAAACACAAAAAGAAATTCAGCAAATCTGATTTTGGATGGAAAAATGATTGGGATGCGATGGCTCTTAAGACTGTATTAAAAGCAGTTTTGAGCAAGTGGGGGATTCTCTCTGTGGAAATGCAAAAAGCAGTTATTGAGGAAGATAAAACAAGAGAACGGATTGACATTACCAATGAAGCGGATAGCTCAGAAATTATCGATTCCGAGCCTTCAAACAAAGACGAACCGGAAAAAACAAGCGAACAAGAAGCTGATCCTTTTGACGGTAAGCCTGTAGACATAAAAGAAGATGAACTTCCGTTCGATTGAGGCCGGCACCTGTGACATAACTGCACTCTGTGAAAGGAAGTAGGTGAGTGACTTGGACATAAAAGCAATGGGGTATGTGGTCATACCCCGACTACCATTCAAAGAGTTTAGGGATGAAAAAATTTATGATCACTTGTTCAAAAGAGCTGAATACAGGCCAAATCAAGAGCTAGAGCTTGGGCAGACCATTATCAAAATTGTGGAACTTGCAAAAGATTTTAACTGGTCAGCTGCACAGATCAAATACTCACTAGACCGAATGGAGAAACAGGGATATATCAAATTGCACCGTCTTCCACAAAAAAGAGGGTTCATCGTCACCATACTTCATTATGCGGACTACATACAGCTAGGAAATTACATGAAGAAAAAAGCTTTGGAACCAGCTGAGATTGAACATCAGGAGGTCGATGACAAAATGAAAAATGCCTTTGAGCTATATGAAAACAAAGTTGCTCGGTCAGTCGGTCCTATAGAGGCACAGCGAATTGGATACATGGTCGACGATTATGGTGAAGAAAAAGTGATGGAGGCTATCAAGACAGCGTTTCAGCTAAAGGGGAAATCAGCAAGTTTGTCATATGTTCAAGCCATCTTATCAAATCCATTCACTCAAAAGAGAAAGGAGAAACAATATGGCTATAAACAAAGCAGTCAGTATAGACACCGCATTTCAAACGATCATGCAGGAACTTCGGGAAAAGTCAGCCCGCTTTTTGGGAACAAAACAGGCCGCATCCGTAGAAAAGGCTGAATTTAATTGTCCTTATTGTAATGATCGTGGAATTGTCGTTTATCGGGTCCATAAAGATACTCCTTGGCATTTAGATGAACAGTTAGATCTTATGGTTCCAGACGAAATGGTACTCGAAGATGATTTTCTTTTGGGGAAGGTTTGCACGCCGGACAAAGCTAGTGAATGGAAAGATACTTATTCAAAACAGTGTGAATGTGTGAGACGAAAGAAAATAGCCAGACTCATGTCAGCTAGTGGCATTACAGAAGAGTTTGAAAAGCTTCTCTTTGGTAACTTCATCACGGACGGTAAGCCAGACATGATCAAGGACGCCTATGAATGTGCAGTGGAATACTATAAAGATTTTCAAAAAATCAAAGGAGAACGGCAAAACAGTATCGCATTACTTGGACAGCCAGGTAGCGGTAAAACTCATTTGCTCACGGCGATAATGAATAATCTGATCAAGAAAAAATCAGTACACTGCATGTATTTCCCTTATGTAGAGGGCATGGGTGATTTGAAAGCTGACTTTGACAATTTAGAAGCAAAACTGGATGCCATGAGAAAGGTCGAAGTTCTATTCCTTGATGACTTATTTAAACCAATAAACGGTCAACCAAGGGCAACCGACTGGCAGGTTGAACAAATCCAGTCAGTCCTAAATTATCGTTATTTGAATCATAAGCCTTTGCTGATTTCTTCGGAGTTAACAATTGATGAGATTTTGGATATAGACGAGGCTCTTGGTTCACGTATTCACCAGATGTGTCGTGATTACATAGTGATTATTAAAGGCGATCGAATGCAATTAAATCATAGGTTAGGTGATTGGGAATGAAGGAGAAAATGAATGTAAAAGCAACTGGTGGACTTTATATATTTGGACCTTCAAATCCAACTGAAGGTAAAGATCTTACACCAACAATCCGTTTACTTAAGGAAAAAATAAAGCAAATGGAGCGGATGCTGAGTGCTTAAAGCAGTCGTGTCTCTGCTGACAATTTTACTCTCCGCATCGAGAATAGAAAAAGAAATTCAGCTATGGGAACAGCTTGACGGGAGGTAAAGAACAGTTGGATTGCATTAAGTTCACTGTTTATGGTGAGCCAGTCGCACAGGGGCGACCGCGTGGATCAATACGAAATGGGAAGGTGCATATGCGAGATCCAGCGAAATCAAAGTATTTCAAACAGTATGTAGCTTTGGTTGCGTCTCAGCATAGACCAGAAAAAGTTATTACTGGTCCTGTCTCAATGGATGTCAAAGTTTACAGACCAATGCCCAAATCAGTTTCAAACTCATCAAAGAGGAAAGAAAAAGCTGAAAAGGGTCTTCTGCGGCCTACTACAAAGCCTGATGTTGATAACTATGTAAAGGGTGTAAAAGATGCCCTGAATCATCTTATTTACAAAGATGATAGCCAAGTAGTGGACCTGAAAGTTAGCAAGTTTTATAGCGAAGAGCCGCGAGTGGAGATTAAGATAGAAGAGGTTTCTGCCTAAAAATAAAAAACACCGAAGCGCTTAGCCTCAGTGTTCTTGATATGAACTGGTACATATATCATAACACAGGGGGCGCTTTGAGTGTACAATCCGAGAGAAATAAACATCAAAAAAGACTTCACTATTCAGCAGAAAATTGACCCAGGAAAAGTTCAGATCATTGTTTTAGATGGGAATCAAGGAACTGCCCATGTCTTAGATGCTCCGGAACATGGTAAAACAGTGATTCAAACTGTAAAGGGTAGCTTTACGAGGGTTGATCATGAGATAGGGTTTAAGGTTATGTAGCTATATAAGTGCTATTATTGAGTGTTTTAAACACTTGAGATGAATTTAAGGGGATACTCTCGTATCTCCCCCTTAAATTCATCGCTTTGTAAGGAACATTTCATCTTATCAAAAGTTATATTACTACGGTTTAAATGGATTCGATTTCTTAAAAAGAAAAGTATTATTAAACAAGATGTTTTTCGATTATATTATTATCATAAGCTACTTTGAAAAAGTATTCCAAAGTTTCTGTCTTTAGTCTAGATTCTTTAGATACTCTAATTAACACATGAAAAAAATCTTCTAGAGTTTTTTCAGGTATTAAAGCTAAGATTATCTTTGTAAAATCGCAATAGTTTAAAAAGGTTAGATAGACTCCTTTTTCCTTTGCATTATTTATTAATTCTGTATGGGTCTTGGATGTGTGGACAAGGTTAGCACGAGGGCCAGTGACAAACATTAATCTTTTACACCCAGAGTTTGCAGCTTTATTTACTGCATGCTGTACATCTTGAGGAGCATAATTTTTGTCTTTTGCCTCTATTGCGTACAAAATAGATTTGTTATGATAAACTTCTATGTCACCAATCTCTTTAGAAGAGGCACCAGACTGATTCACTACATTTACTATTGCATGATTTGTACCTTCAAGTGAATCTACTAAAATGTTAGTTAGAGTACCTACTGCTAATGCAAGACATTCGCCCTGATAAGAATTCTTTAACAACTCTTCAACAAAATTTTCAATTTGAAATAGTGAGGGTGTTTTTATTTTTAGTGATGCCATAGTCTCCTCTTTATCCTTAATTTGCTTTAAAGCATAATATATAGCATCTACTAAGGCATAAAAGGCGATTTTATCTGTTGTTATTTTAGGAAGGAAATCGCAGAGTAAGTTTAAAAGCTGCTTGTCCTTTCCTCTGCGTACTGCATTATCAGGACTTAATTCAGGAAACCTTGCTGGTTTGTTTAGAAAAGGTTCATTGGAACCTCCTAAAATTCCTTTTAATTTTTCCTTTTCAAATGGGACAAGAACCTTGTGACATATCGATCTAGCGTCATATGCACCTTCCAATTCTGATTTTTTTTGTAAACATAAAGGATTAATATCTGAGAATGTAGCTTTTGATAATAATGCATTAATCATGATATACTTAAAAGTTAAATGGCCAGAGGATAATAT